GATAAAACAACGGAGAATGGATTATTCTTAATTTTTTCAGTTAATTGACCACCTTCATCATGACCAACATATCCTGGTGGTGAACCAATCAAACGAGAAACATTATGTTTTTCCATGAATTCACTCATATCTACACGAATCATTTTGTTTGGGTCACCAAAAACAACTTCAGCTATTGTTTTAGCTAAGAAAGTTTTACCCACACCGGTTGAACCAACAAAAATAAATGAACCAATAGGTCTATTATTTTCTTTAATACCAACTCTATTTCTTCTAATTGATTTAGATATGATTGAAATAGCGTCACTTTGACCAATGATTTTTGAGGATAACCGTTCTTCTAAGTTTATTAATTTTTCAATTTCATTAACATCTAACTTAGATATTGGAATACCTGTTACATCTGAGATTATATTATATACATCATCAACATTAATAGGTATTAAATTATTTTTTTGTTTTTCGGACCACTTACTTTTTTCATCTTCAAGTTTAACTAAAACTTTTTTTTCATCATCCCTAAGCTTAGCCGCTTGTTCATAGTTTTGAGTTTTTACTACTTGTAGTTTTCTTTCCTTTATCTCCTCAGATTCTTTCTTTAAATCTTCAATTATTTGAGGAGACTTTAAGTTTATTTTTTTATTAGACCCTAATTCATCTAATATATCAATTGCCTTATCAGGAAATTGTCTATCGGTAATATATTGTGATGATAGATTTACGATTGTTTCGATAACATCATCATCATATTTAACCTTATGATAATTTTGATATACTTCTTTTAAGTTATTCAAAATTAAAATTGTCTCAGGTTTAGTAGGTTCTTTTAAAATGATTTTTTGGAACCTTCTAACTAAAGCAGCATCTTTTTCAATATGTTTCTTATATTCATCAAATGTGGTTGCACCAATACATTGAATTTCACCCCGAGCTAATGCTGGTTTAAGAATATTAGCAACATCCATCGAACCTGAAGCATTACCAGCACCTACCATTGTATGTAGTTCATCAATGAAGATGATAATATTAGGTTCATTTAATAACTCATTTAATATCGCTTTAATTCTTTCCTCAAATTGACCTCGATATTTAGTACCAGCAACTAATGAAGTTAAATCTAAAGATAATATTCTTTTATCTAATAGATTTGACGGACATTCTCCCTTAACAATCAATAACGCCAATTTTTCAACCAATACTGATTTACCAACGCCAGCATCTCCAACAATAACCGCGTTATTTTTTTTCTTTCTTGAAATAATTTGGGCAATTCTTTTTACTTCAGATTCTCTACCGATGACTGGATCGATTTTACCTTCTTCAGCCAATTTATTTAAATCTCTTGAGAAATTATCGAGAATTGGCGTCCTCGAACCTTTCCTTACCTTTTTAAAGGATGTTTGTTGACCTTCGTCAAAATAATCTACTGACATCTTTTTTGTTTTAGTGAATTATACGAAAAAAAATTATAAACACAAATATATGACTTTTTTTTGGTTTAACAAGATATTCGTCATTTTTTTTGTAGTTAAGATATTTATAATGAAAAATAAAATGATATTAACGAATCATTATATTCAGTGATTAGAGAAATAAAACAAAACAGAAGAAAAAATCGTTATTAATAATAAAAAATATGGCAATATTATCTGAAAAGATTGAAGGAAAATTAATTGAGGTTAAAATTCAATCATCTAACATTAAATCTTCAACTTACAATACTGAAGATAAAACATTATTAATAGAATTCAATAATAATTCATTATACCAATATAATGAAGTACCTTGGGAAGTGTTCACAAAATTTAGAATGGCAGAATCTCAAGGAAAATATTTTAACTCTGACATTTCTAAAAAATACAAGTACGAAAAAGTAAAATGAACCTACTAAAAGAATTAATTGAAGATATCGGTAAAGATAAAGAAATTTTAAAATCTTTTGAATTAAAGAATTCATTATCTATGGATATTTTTGAAAAAATAAATGATTCATATATTTTAAAGGAAGAAATAAGAGAAAAATTATTAAAAATAACAGATAAGTTTTTAGATTTTTTAAATGTTGATTTTTTTGTATTTGATATTCATTTAACAGGTTCACTGGCGAATTATAATTGGTCAAAGTACTCTGATTTAGATTTACATATAATGTTTGACATTAAAGAATTAGTTTCAAACGAAGATTATAAAATTTACGAAGAAATTATTAAAAATTTTTTTGAAACTAAGAAAAAAAATTGGGGTCTAACAACAAATGTTAAAATTAAAAATTATGAAGTAGAATTATATGTTCAAGATGTAAATGATAAACTTCTTTCATCAGGTATATACTCCGTCTTAAATAACGAATGGGTAGTTGAACCAATTAAAATGAAAACACCTTATGAAATTGACGAAAAAAAGATATTAGAAAAAAGTCAGGAATTTATACAACAAATTGATAGTTTAATTAAAAATGAAACAACTAACGATAAAAAATTAAAAGAGGTAGAAAGGATAAAAAAGAAATTAAAAAAATTTAGACAAAGTGGGTTAGAACGTGGAGGTGAATATTCATATGAAAACTTAACATTTAAACTTTTAAGGAGAAATGGATACATTGAAAAATTAATGACCATTAAAACAAAAATTCTCGATAAAGAATTATCTATCACACAATAATAAACATTATTTTTTCTTTTTATACATATATTTATAGTATATTAAGAATAAAAAATTTATAATATTAAAAATATGGCAGACTTAAAACCATTAGGAAGTGAAAAACTACAAGGAGATGAAAAATTAAAACGAATCCTTGAGTTAACTTATTACGGAAATAAACCAAAATCACCTGTTCAAAACAATTCTGATTACATTACTGAATCATATAATGGTACATATGGTATCGTTAGAGAAAAAGATGGGTACTATGTGAAAAAAGGATTAAATGAAAGTTCATTAGATTATATTGGAGGTTTGTTCATGAAAAACAAGAACAGATTTTCATCATATGCTGAAGCACTAAAAAGATTAAATTTACTTAGTGGAGAACAAATAAATGAAGCCACAAAATATGTTTTAAAACAAAATTCGGCGGAATCAACACCACCTATGCCAGCAGAAATGCCTTCAGAAATGCCAGCAGAAATGCCAGCAGAAATGCCTTCAGAAATGCCATCAGAAATGCCTGATGGTGAAATGCCGTTAGAAGAACCTGATGGTGAAACAGAACCTAACGACAAACCTTCTGATTACATGTCTGAAATACAAAAATTTGCAGGAAAATTAGGTCAAGAATTAAGAGACCAAAAATCAAAAATGGAAAGCGACGATATTAAGTACGTTTTAAATATGATTATATCTGCAGTAAATTTAGATAAATTAGAAGAAGATGATATCGAAGAAATTGGTAAGAAATTCGACAGAGACGAAGAACCTGAAATGCCTGAAGAAGAACCTGAAATGCCTGAAGAAGAACCTGAAATACCTGAAGAAGAACCTGAAATGCCTGAAGAAGAACCTGAAGATGAAGATTTAAGTGAAGTTATGGATAAGTTAGATAAGTTCATAAACACGCCAGTTCATACAGATGAAATTGATTTAAGTAAATACGCTGATCTTGATGAAGAAGATGTTGAACCATCATCAAATCAATACCAAGAAAAACCAAAATATAGTGGTTTTGTTGGAACTAATCCAATGAAAAATAATTCAAATGATGAAGATGATATTCAAGAGTTAGATTTGGATGAAATAAAAAAAGAAATAAATAATAGTATAAATACAACATTAGGAAAATATTTTAAACAATGAGATTAATATATATTAATGAAATTGGGTTAGATTATAAAGGACAGAAACAATATGAATTTATATTCAGTGAAAATGAAGAAATTGAAATGGAAGAATGGTTCGATATACCAGCGTCTTCTACCAGTTCAATAAAATCTCCCGATATTGAATATATTGATACTATTGGATTATTAAAAGATTCTGATTTAATTTTAGAATTAATACAAAATTCAGATTATTTTGGTGTAATAGATTCAGTTGATGGTATCGTTGCTATGGGTTGGGAAAAATTAAATTTAGATTCAGAAAATGATAGATTATTTTTTAGATTTGGTGAATCAATAGACTCCATAACAAAAAAATTAAAAACTAGAGGATATAATTTAGAAAATAAAAATATAAAATTAGAAACATTATGAAAAGAATACATATTATAAAGAAACTTTTATCTGAAGGTTTTACAGAAAGAACATTATCTATGTTAGATGATAAACAACTCTTATCTTTAAATAAGATTATGGTTAATGAACAAGTGGGAACCACAAGTGGAAGTGTTATAACATCAAAAAAAACACCAATTTCTGATATTAAAAATATTACAAAAAGTGGTCTTAATGTTGAGTTAAGGGAAAAGAATAATAAAGAAGAAGAGGAGGAAGAAGAAGTTTATAGGTCAAGAAGGAAAAGAGGATTAAAAAATAGGTCATCTAAATTAGTTGAAAAATTAGTTGAAAATAAATACTTCCATAATTTCACATCAAAAGGTGATATTGTAAAATTAATTAAAAGTAAACTAAATGAAAGTTCTGAAGAAGAGTTACCAGATTTTTTAACTTCAAGATCAATTAAAAATAGTAGAAGAAAAAGTAGTCAAGTAGAAGAAGATACAATTACAAAACCAACTACAAAACCAAAGGAAAAAGAAAAAGAAAAAGTAAGAAAAAACCCATTTAATCCTGGCCCAAAACCTAAAACTGGACCTCAAGCTAAAAAAAGGTAAAAATTAAAAAAAATGAAATTCCTAAAAAAAGATATCTTAAATTTAATTGAACAAACATTATTAGAAATGCCAATGACTTTCCCTCAAACAATAAGTGTAAGGAGACCAAATCCAGATTTTGATCCAAATCAAGAAGAAAGTGATAGGAATCCTAAGTTTATTGAAATTGACGAACCTTTTACTGAAAGACCTGAAGGAGGTATACAATCAAAATTAGCCTCTAAAGATACACCACTTAAAAAAGTACCGATGCCAAGAGGTACTGTAAATCAAAATTTTCAAGAGTTATTGGCGTCTGAAACTTATGAGGATGTGATTAGACGTGTAAAACAAACTACAGGTTCAAATTCAAGAAATTTAACTGGACAAATGTTTGATGCTATCTCACAAATTGATGAATTTGAAAAAAATCATAAAAAAGAATTAGAAAAATTAGCTGCTGATACTGTTTTTGACCTTTATAAAATACCTAAAAATTCGGTTAATATATTTGTAAAATTAGTTTCATATTCAGATAGACAACGAGGACAAAAAATTCAAACTGACGATTTTTTACATAAAATGGATAATGAAAATCCAGAAAGTCCTGATATAGATGATGAAGTATCTAACTATATTGATATCGATGATGAAGATATTGAAACTGAAGAAGATTATGTAGATAAGTTAGAAAATTTTAGTTTAGAAAGAGCTAAAAGAAGATTAATAAATGCAATGACACAAGGTTCTGCTCATTCAGCGTATAATCTCTATTCTTTTGTTGCAAATAAAATTAAGAATATAGTTGGTCCAACTTATAATGGAAAAGATGTAATGGAAATTTACGCTCTTATGATGGCAGTAAATGATAGTAATTATTGGCATTTTAGTGATAATATGATAATAAGTGCTCAACAATCAATAGCAGGAAAAGCTGATGTTAAATTTCCTAATTATTCAGATGATGATGAACAAGATGGTGGAGATAATGATGGGGACGATGATGATGATGGTAATGAAAACCAAAATCAAAGAGATACATTAGGGAACCCTGTTGATTTATCAAAACCACAAGTATATATACATGGTATGAATTTCCCTGTTCTATTTCATGAAGTAATTAAAGGAATGGAAAAGGTTAAAGCAGGTGCTGGTTTAACATTTAAAGGTTATGATAATAAAAATCGTAAACATAAGAATTTTGTTGACATGGTTACAAAATATGAAGATGTTATCGAATACGAAATGTGGGATTTACGTTTAGGTCCGGCAATATGGCAAAAATTTAGAATGGCGAATCCTAGTAGAGTAATAAATCCAGAAGAAAAAATTGAATTACAATCATTTGTACAAATGTACATTTATGACTTACCTGCACGTAAATTTTTAGCATTAATGAAAGAAATTATGGAAGGTACTAATAGATCCAAATCAATTGTATCTTCATTAGTTACGGCAATCGAACAAATGTTAGAAGAAGAAGATTATGAAGACGCATTGTCAGAATACAATAGTGAAGTGGATGATATTACAGATGAAATTTCAGACGATGAACTTAAAGACTTTTTAGGTGATATTCCAGGTATTGGATTATCAGACGATGATGACGATGATGATGATTTTTTCAGATAAATAAAAAAAGGTGATTAATTTCACCTTTTTTTATATTTATATATATGGATCAAAAATTAATACAATTAAAAGAATATGTACGTATAGTAAAAGATGCACCATATGCATTAAAAACATATTTAACAACTTACGATAATACTCAAAAAAAATATGTCCCATTAGATTTATTTCCTGACCAAATTCAGTTAATAAAAGATTATGAAACATATAATGAAAATATTACAAAAAAATATAGACAAGCAGGTGTAACAACCGTTACCGCAGCTTGGATATCTAGAAGATTACAAATAGCTAAACCAGAAAATCCGGAAAGGGTATTGATTATTGCAAATAAAAGAGATACTGCAATAGAAATGGCAAACAAAATTCGTCATTTTATTGATCAATGGCCCGAATGGATTAATGTTGGATTTTCTGTCGATAAAAACTCGGAAAGTAGATTTAGATTAAATAATGGTTGTGAAGTTAAAGCGGTAGCAACATCAGCGGATGCGTTACGTGGTTACACTCCAACAATTTTGATTTTTGATGAGGCTGCGTATATTGAAGCAGGTGAAGATTTTTGGGCAGCATCTATGGCGTCTTTGTCTTGTGTACATGAGGAATCATATATATTCACAGATAATGGTATATTACAATTAAAAGATATTATATCTGAAAAAAAGAATATTGGTTTCACAAAATATAATGGGGATATTAAAGTAATTAATAAAGATAAGAAAATTGTTAATATAAAGAATACATTTAAATCTGAAAAATCAACATGTTATAATATTAAAACAAAATTGGGATATGAGTTGATAGGTTCGTTCAAACATCCATTATTAGTTAATACCACTACCGATAATGATGAATGGGTGTGGATGGAGAATATGAAGGTTGGAGATAAAATAAAATTTCAATTTGACCAAAATTTATTTGGTAAAGACCAAGATATTAAATTTGATTTGAAACATTTCAATGAAAAGGAGAAATATAATCTCCCATTAAAATTATCTGATGATTTGGATTTATGTTATCTTATGGGGTTATTTATCTCTGAAGGAAATTATAATGATAATACAATAGCGATAACAAATGGTGATGATGAAATTATTAACTTTTTATTAAATATGGGGTTTGTTAAAAGTAGAAAACATCATTTTTATTACACATCATCTTATTTAAAAAGATTTTTTCAAGAATATATAGGTATATCAAAATCTAAAGCTAAAGATAAAAAAATACCTTCAATAATATTAAGGAGCTCAAAAAACGTGGTTAAAACATTTCTACAAGGAATGTTTGATGGTGATGGTTGTGCTTTTAAGAATGGTGTTAAATATACCAGTACATCAAAAGAATTAATTTCACAATTACAGATATTATTATTAAATTTTGGAGTTCAATCATATGTGAAATACACAGAAGAAAAAACATCTCAAACATCCATATTAACAAATAAAAATCATATAACAAAAATATATAATCTTTTTATTAAGAACCAATATATTGAAAGGTTCTTTAACGAAATTGGTTTTAGATTAACAAGAAAACAAATAAAACAAGATAGTTACAAAAACAAAATAAAAAATAGTCAAACAATATATGCAACAAAGGATGAATTAAAAACAATCTTGAAAGAGAATGGGATTAAACGTTCACAATATGAAAAAGAATTTAGATTTATGGATGGGTTGTTGAGACGAAATAAAACAAAAATATCTTTACATTCTGTTGAACGTTTATTCGAAAAGAATTTACCAAATAAAACCACTTTATCCATTTGGGAAAATAGATATGAAAATTTAAAAAGTTATTTCTATGATGAGATTATCAATATTGATTCATTTGAAGACGATACTTACGATTTGGAAATTCCAGATGGACATTCTTTTGTAAGTAATGGAATAATTTCACATAATACGGGAGGAAAAATTATTCTAATTTCTTGTGTAACAAAAGATACTTACGTATTTACAAATAATGGTTTAGAACAAGTTTCAAATTTTATTCATACTGAATCACCAGTTGGTGTTGGTTATTTCACAGAAGATTATGAAATAAGAGGTAAAGACAATGTTAGAAAATCAAATATTTTATTGAATAATGGAAAACAAAAAACTAAAAAAATAACAACATTACATAGTTCAATTGAAGGTACACACACTCATAAAGTTTGGAGTTTTTCGAAAACTAAAAATGAATATGGGTGGAATTGTTTTTCTGAGTTAAGTGTTGGTGATTATATTAACGTTGGTTTTAATTTTAATATGTGGGGAAATAATGATAAAATAAATTATGTTTACGAATCAAGTAGTAAAGAAAATAATATTTTTTTCACAAGTGAAATAACTAACGAAATTGCGTATTTTCTTGGTTTATTTCTTGCAGAAGGAAGTATTTATCAAAAATTTAATGATAGTGGTAATTTAATTGGTTCAAATATCACCATAACATGTGGTGATGATATTAGCGAATTACTTTTAAAATTAAATTTAAAATACTATCAAAAAGATGGTTTACATTATAATATTTCATCAAAAAGTTTGTCTAATTTCTTAAAAGAACTTGGTTTTGATTTTAATTTAAAGGCTAAAAATAAAATAATACCAAAAAAATTATTATCTTTAAGTAAAGAAAAAACAAAATTTTTATTACAAGGATTATTTGATGGTGATGGATTTTCAGATAAAAATAGACTTCGTATAGGTATTGGTTTATCATCAAAAGAAATGATAAACCAAATAAGAATGTTATTATTAAATTTTGGTATATTAACAGATTATTATGAAGTAAATACTAAACCAACAAAAAAAGTTAAAGTCTATTCAATGAATTATAGAATAACTGCGGTTGGTAAAAATGCTGATACATTTTATGATGAAATAGGTTTTGGTTTCGAGAGAAAAAACAAAAAAAGAATAAAATATAATCCAAGAATCGATTCTTTTGATATTATACCAAATGGTTCAAAAATTTTATTAGATATAATAGATAAAAATAAAATACAAAGAAAAAATATCACTAAAGATAATTTAAGGGTATGGGACCAACTAAAAAAAGTGGAAAATTTATCAAGAAAATCTTTTGAGGAATTATTTTCAGAAATATCAAAACTAACAAATAGTATTGATGAAAATTACATCTATGATAAAATTTTAATTAGTAATTCAAAATGGGATAAAATAAAATCAATAGAGGATTCAGAAAACGAAACTTTCGATTTTTCTTTATATGAATCCCCAAATGATTTTTGGTGTCATTCAATTTATTATAACGGTTATTTAGGACATCAAACACCAAACGGGTTTGACCCGATATATCATGGTGTATATGACCAATCTATTCGTGGAATGAATGACTTCCATATAACGGATTTAAGATGGTTTAAAGACCCCAGATACTCTAAGGATTTAAGATGGGTTAAATGTATTGATATATGTCATTATATGTTAAATAGAGAAGAATATAATGATGATGAAATAATTTTATATGATTTTGAACCAGAAAAATATAATGAATATCTTGAAATGGGATATAAACCATTTTCTTCATGGTTCGAATCTATGTCTAAAAAATTTAAATACGATAGACGTAAAATTTCACAGGAAATTGAATGTGTTGATGGTTCAACTATTGTTACCGTAAAAAATAAAAAAACTAATGAAATTATAAATATGACTATAGAAGAATTATACAATAGTTTGTAGTGTTTCTATTTTTTGTGTGATTCTTCAATATTTATTAGTATGGAAAAAATAATTAAAGATATAATTGATACTGGATATTTAGAAAATAAAAAAATTGGCATGTTTTTTCACATGAAATACCCCGATTTATTTAATGAAATTTATGAATTAACAAATCAGATTGAAAAAACATACTATGTAAATAAAACTTTGAGGGGTAGAGTCATTTTCCTTTTAAAATATAAAAATGATTTAAATCTTTTAAGATATGATGATAGATGGTTAACTTTTGATAGAAAAATAGATGATTTTGTAAAAAAATCAAAAAATTCAGCAAAAACTGGTTGGGATGATAAAATACAAATAATTGAATCGATTGATGTTTTTTCTTTAGAAGAAACGATAGAACTTTTAAAAGGACTTTATGATAATGATATATTTGGTAAATCAACAAACAGAAAAATGATGTCAAGAAATCCTAAATTATATAAATCAATATATCATTATTCATTATCATTAAATGATTTAAATAAACCAACAAAAAAATTTCCAACAAGAATTTTATTTATCAGAGATTATAATGGTGATTTAAACAAATTAAAATGTCCGATATGTAATAATAATTATTGTTTATTTAGTTATGAAAAAAATTATTTTAACAAATATTGTAAAAAATGTTTTAATGAAAAAATAAAAAATTACCCTCAAAAAGAATGGTTTAAAGAAAAATATGGGGAAAATTGGGAAATTGAATATGACATTGACAGAAAAAAAATTAGAGAAATCAAAGTAAATAGTGTGAATTGGTTTATAAAAAAATATGGTGAAGATTTTGAAGAAAAAAGAAAAACATATCTTGATAACCAAGTTGAAAGAATTTCAAAATTAAAATATAAAAGAGTTTCTAAAATTTCACAAGAATTATTTTGGGAAATATATGATAAATTAAAAGATAAAAGTAATTGTTATTTTCATGAATTAAATAAAGAAGTTTTTTTACATAATGATGGTAAATTACATTTTCCTGATTTTGTATATAAAAATAAAATTATTGAATATGATGGAAAATATTGGCATAACAAAGATAAGGATGATGAAAGAAATATCTTTTATACTAATCTTGGTTACAAATTACTTGTAATTGATTCAGATGAATACAACAGAAAAAAGAAACCAAATAATTTAATTGAAAAATGTATAAAATTTTTAATAAATGAAGACTAATACAGAATATGAAATATTATCACCTGAAGGTTTTGTTGATTTTTTGGGAATACAAAAATTGAAAAAGAAAACAAGAGAAATCTTTTTTACAAATGGATTGACATTAAGAACAAGTTATAATCATAAAATATTTGATTTTGATGGTAATGAAATATTAGTAAAAAATGTAAAAAAAGAAGATTTAATTAAATCACGTGATGGATATTTTATCATTGAAAAAGTTATTGATTATGAATATGAAAGTGATGTTTATGATGTTGTAAATGCTGGTGAATTACATTTATATTTCACTAATGATATTGTGTCTCATAATTGTGATTTTCTTGGTTCTGGTGACGGTGTTATTCCTGGAAGTGTACAACAAGATATCTCAAAAAATTGTATAAGAGAACCCAAAGAAAAATATATGCAAGGTACTTTTTGGCAATGGAAAGAACCTGTTCAAGGTCATAGATATTTGATGGGTTGTTTACCACCAAATGAAAAAGTATTGACTGATTGTGGTTTAAAAAACATACAAGAAGTGTTGATTACTGATAAATTGATTAGTGAGAATGGTGATTATGTTAATATTATTAATAAACAAATATATTCAGTAATTGAAGAAGATACGTTTGAGGTATCTGTCGATAACACATTTAGAACAACAACATTTACAAAAGAACACCCAATATTAATAAGTAAACCAACTCTTAAAAGAAATTATGATAAAACAAATAAAACATATAGATTTAATGAAAGGTATTGGGACTTTGATTTTAATTATGTAAAGATGGAAAATGTTACGGTTGGTAACTGGATTAAGGTACCAAACATTTATAAAAAAGAAATTATTGGAATTTTAGAAGATAAATGGATAAAAACAGAAGGTATTCGAAAAGATTTTGTCATCGATTCACCATTAAAAAATAAAGAATTTTGGTGGTTTATTGGAATGTGGT